CTATTCTTCTTTGAAATTCGGATGTCTATATAAGACTACTGTTTCTCCGTTCTCGATCTTTTCTTTTTTCAAAACGGTGAGCATTGATTGGTTTTCCATATAGTCAACATTTTCTTTTGCAAACGCAGACTTGCAATAATGCTGATATTCGTCTTTTTCATCTATGAATACAAAATATGTTTCTCCTGACCGCTCGTTTTTTATGATAAAGTCTGCATCGATCCGGCTATTCCCTCGCACTTTTTGAGCGTTGAACTGTGCAATTAAAAAATCACCTTCCAGTGTCTCTTTCAGGCCAATAATTGCATCTAATCGGCCTTTGATCCTTTCCCAATTCCGTCCGTTTTCAATTCTCCGGCCGTCCATTCTTCCATTCAGTAGTGCTGGAATCAGCTTTTCGCCATAATACTCGGATGAGCGAATCCCAAAATCAACGTCCCGGGCATACTGCATTCCCGACAAGTGGGGAAAGTCCTCAAAAGCAAACTTTAGCCGAATATGGAACGCCTTGCCACGTCTGCCGGTTACAATGTGATATTCAGTTTTGCTCAATCGTTCCCATTCCCGAGCAGCCTTTACAAGTAGACACATTTCGACATTTCCCCTAAAAAAAGCGGAACTCTGAATCCAGAGCTCCGCAACAGCGTTTTCTTTCGGGTTTAACCCTACATCAGCCTGTGGAAACCGCTTAACCCTAATACAAGACTCCACAAGTGTACGGATGCTGACCCCATCACTTGCTTCAACGTCACGGCAGACAATCATGTTGCTGCCTACTTAGAGTATATGCACTTCCGCCCATTTTGTCAATGAGAATTCATGAAATTTCTTTATCTCAGACAACCTCATCACAATATATGCAGCAAGAGCGGAGGAATCACCCTCCGCTCTTCGCTTTTAGTCAGATCGACGCCACCGCTCAAAACGCCGATCTTCTATTTTGCAATGGCATAGCTTTCAGTATTCTTTAGCGGTAAAAATCAGAATGAAACTCCACGCTCTGCACAGAGTTCTTTCAAAAGCGCTACCGCTTCGTCAAGCTCCATAGCATGATCATGGATTTCGTTGTTTGAAGGATAGACCAGGAGATTGGTGTGATAGTCTAAAACCTGGTATCCAACGATTCGTTCACCATCCAAAGTGTGAACATAGCCCCAACCATCGTGATTATACCGCTGATAACCTTTCTGGAATGAATAACCGGCCTCGTTGGCCTTTTTTCTCAATGTGGAAAGTGAATACTGCATAAGCAAACCTCCTGAAATTTATGGTTTGAGCAGTGTGCTTATGTTGTGATTTGTTGTTTTATAGTGTTATAACGCTATGCCATCTTGCAAACGTCCTATAAATGCCCCTCAGAGGCCGCAGGAGCGCTTTCGTCGCGCTCTATGGCTTCGTCTATGGCTCGGTTGATAAAGCCGTTCACGCTCTCGCTGTGGGCTTCTGCGTGGGATTGAATGATTTCCTTTTTCCCGCGGGGTAAGCGCAAAAGAATTTTATCATAAACTTTTGCTTCATATTTCGCAGTTGCAACTTTTTGAGCTTTGGATACTGTCACACAAGCACCTCCTTTATTTGGATATTATAGCGCAAATATATAACGATAGCAATGTACAATTTGCACTATGATATAACGCTATCTTTATATAATGTGCTAATTGAAATATAACGATAGCGTGATATAATAGTGCGCAAGGAGGTAAAAGAAAAGCCCTCTGCATCCTCGACGACCAAAGCCGGATGCAGAGAGCCATCAACCACCACAAGGGCGGTACGGTTATTATACCGGCCTCCCGCAAAGAAAACAAGGAGGAACTTTTATGAACGATATCATTATTCCCGCAAAGTACCGGCGAGGCTTGGATAATGCCGAATATCAAGTCAATGCAGCGCACGCCTTACTTGAAAACATCATCGAGCCGATGATCCACTGCACCCGCTGCGAAGGACTGCTAATAGAATACGCGGAACAGACCGGTGGTGATCTGAACAAGGCCGCGCGTGCATGGATGGAAGAAAACATTGATGTGCTATATGCCGCCGAATATGCCGCACAGCAGCTTTTGAGCGAAGCTATGGATACATTGCAGATGCTTCCGAAAGAGGAGGTTTGCAATAATGCTTAACTCGATCAAAACCGAAGATCAACGCATGACTGTTGAAATCGGCATGGATTGTATCATGCCGAGAATCGAGATAGCGAACGACATCTTGTATGATGCTTGGGAAGAGTTTTTCGGAAATGTCCCGCAGCCGAGTATTTCCGCTTTAGAGGCAGAGCGTTTAGGCCGAATTCTATATGCCGCGTTTGACATGACATCCAACGCTATCCGTGAGTATCATTTGATGTTGGGACACTATGATTTGGATACGGTCGAGCGCTTCATGGAGAATGCGGAACATATCGCCAAAACCATAGAAGCAAAGAAGGCGATCGAAACAATGAGAAAAGAACAACGCTTTGATGACGTCGAGAAGGCAATGACGCTTGATAACGAGGCGGTCATCAAGCTGTTGACGAGCGAGGTGCCGGAAGAATGAAGCTTCTCTACTGTGCCCGCTGCACCACGCCGCTGATGAGCGCAGCCACGGTGAATATCTGCCCGTGCTGCGGGGCTGCATACCGTCAACGCGGCACGCACTTTTCCTTTGTCGCTGATCTGTCCGGCGTATCCGTCAAAGAGCTGATGCAGAGCATGGAGGTCACACTATGAACGATAACGATAGATTCTATCCGGTCGTGCAAACGCCGCTCGGAAAGGTGCTGCTCATCGGCGCAACTATGACCATTGAACGCGAACGCGAGCTTTTCGGAAAGAAGGTGCAAACAAGTGTACAGTAGCCAGCAGAGTCCACCGAAGAGCAGCAAAGAATACAGTGCGTGAGTATAGCGAAAGCTGTTTCACCTGTCCTTTATCGGACTGCAAACAGACTGTTGTCAAATGCTTAACGGTCAACCGTTTGCCGATAGATCCTCTCATGTAACGCAGAAAGCCCACAGGAACACTCCTGTGGGCTTTTGCTTTGCCGGTGCTTATTGTATTCTCGCAGTGTTATCGTGCGTCTTACAAGCCAGCAGGGGGCTGCAACACCTTCTTGTTTTGAAGCCGCCCTTTACTCCGCCGCCTGCAACTCCACGAGCTGTTGAATCACTCGTTCCAGGCGTTCAAACACTTTGTCATAGCCGAAGATAAACATTTGCAGTCTCCTTTCCCGTTAGTACAGCAGCACGGGCTTACCGGCTGCGCGCGTCATGTTGTTGATGTTGGGAACGACCACGCGGGCAAGCGTCTTACCATCCACAACGAGGTTCACATTGATGGGCTCGCGGCTGCCCTGTGCCAGCGCCTCCATGACGGCCTGCTTGATGGTCGAAAGCGGCGCTTCGACGTTCGTTCCGCTCTTCTGGTCGCCCAGTACAGCAAGAAATTCTTTGTTCGGGGGGATGACCGCGCCATGTGCGAGCTGCGGGATATCGTTGTACACAGGCGCATTGCCGTCTAAGCTCTGCGCCGCCACGCGACGGCTGCGCGCTGGTGCCTTTGTTGATACGCGCGTACCGGTAAAACCGGACGTTGCTTTTCTGACTTTGGAATCGTCCACACTATCAACGAAGAATTTGAGCGCAAGGCCAATCGCCGCCGAGATGATGAACGCCGTACCGGCGCTGACGATGCCCAGCGCCGCAAGGCCAACGCCGAGAACACCGGCCAGCAGTCCAAGAAGTACGCTGCGCCCGACGCTGACAAGCCGCTGCGTGCCCTTCTTCGGGTCTTTGCGGACGCTGTAAATGCTCAGTCCGAGAATCAGGCCTAATCCCATGCCGACGACTGTACCGACGCCCGGCGTCACGATAGAGCCGATAACAGCGCCAAGCAGCGCGCACAGCACGACGATCAACTCGGAAAGAAGCTGCGATTTGCCGCCGTGTTCCTCGTCCCCCTCTGCAAAGCCGGTGAGATAGAGGCCGAGGATCGCGCCCAGGCTGAAACCGGCCACGCCGCCGGTGATGCCAAGAAACACGCCGCCAAGCAGCGCACCGAGCAAAGCCGTGATGACCACGATCCACGCATCCTCTGCGTCCATCTCGGTTTTCCATGTTTCGGGGTCAAGGCCCACAAGGTACAGCCCCAGCAGCACGCCGAGGGATAAACCGATGACGCCGCCCATGATGCCGCCGAACGCCGCGCCGAGTGTTGCACCGAGCAGCGCCGTTAAAACGGTCAGCCATGTTGCCTTGCTCTTGGGGATAGCTTTCTTGTCAAAGCTCCATTTTAGGTCATCCACGACGATCTCAAGCCCCGCGCGGATGGTCTTAAAGATATCGTTGATCTTCTGGAACACCTTGTCGAGCTTTTCCATCATGGGCCCTTCGTCAAAATCAAAGTCCGGCGCAATGGCGGATGCTCCGCCTCCACCGCCGCCAACGGACGTTGTCGTGCTGAGTTTGTTGATCTCATCGAACGCCGCGAGCGCGTCAGTTGCTTCCTTTGCGACCTTGCCGGTCGCATCGAGGGCGGCAGCTTCCTTGTAAAGATTTTTGCCCGATGCCTCCATGCTCTTCTTTGACTTACCGCTCAGAATCGAAATGATCGTCACGATCTCCGACACAATGGCCGCAAGCAGATTCATTAGCCACGTCAGCGCCGGAATGAGTACGTCCATCAAAGGCGCGGCCAGCGTCAGCAGCGCACCTTTGAGGCGGGCAAAAGCGTCGGATGCCTCTGCGCTGGTCGCAATAGCCGCCTTGATCTGCTTGCGTAGCGCCATGAGCGCCGCCGTGATGACTGAGAATACAAGCATAGAGCGCGCTAAACTCTTGACCTGATCTCTGAAACGCGCGGCATACTGGCCCGCTTTGGCAAGCGCGGAATTCTCCGCCTCGCGCTCCCTGCGTTCCTGCTCCGTATTAGCGATCAACTCACCGGCAGCGACTTTTGCTTTGTCGAGCTTTACCGTCATGCTGTCGATGTTGGCGGTCGTCTCTTCGTAAGCAGCCGAAAGCGTTTTGACCTCCTTCGTCTGCGTGTGCAAAAGCGCTTCCTGCTGTTTGAGCTCCGCCTCCGCAGCGGCGCGGCGGTCGAGCACTTGCGTCTGATACTCGTTCTGTGTAAAGCCCTGTTTTTGGATCCATTCGCGGTCGTTCAGCCGTTCGACTTCCTTTCGCAGCATCTTCACGCGTTCCTCCGTAGCTTTCGCTGCCTGAGATGCGGCGTCGAGCTGCTTTTCAAGGTTCATCTTATTGCCCGTTTCCTTTTCAAGCTTGCTGTTCAGTTCGGATATCTCGTCACGCAGTTTGCTCAGTTTCTTTTGTGCTTTGGTCGAATCCAAATCACAAGAGAAAATCACACTGCCGTCAGCATTTGCCATTTAATCACTCCTTCCCCAATTTCAACCAAGTCGAAATGGTGGTCTCTTCTTCCTGGCTGAGCTTATTTTTTATGTTCACGAGGTCGCTGTTGCGGCGGTACCATTCGCGTTCGTCCTTTTCAAGCGTCTTGCCGCGCGCCTTTTTGTCGCGGATGCGCACGACCTGAGCAAAGGTGCAGTCCCCGAGATCGTTATACGCACCGAGGAACGTCCACCAATGGACGCCCCCGGTGTTGGTCTCCGCATCATAAGGGATCTCGCGGATATCCCGTCCGAATATCCGGTTGATGGGCGGGAGGATCAACGGATAGTCCTGCTCCCAGTCAACCAGCTTCGGCGATTTCCTCTTGTCCGGCTCCTGTCCGCCGTTCTGGAACCACGAGAAAGCGTCTACCGCCTCTTGCAAATGCTGCGGCGGGATATCCTCAGGCGAGACATAGAACATCTGCAAGATGCCCTCTGCGCGGTCAGTGCCGCTCAAATCAGGATCACTCAGCATTACGAAGATATCGAGGATAACGCGAAAGTCCGTGCGGATCTCATAGCTCTCTCCGCCGATCTCGACGGAGGTAGGCAAGCCCCAATTCATCGGCGATACTTTGCCGTGTACTTCTGAATGCGCGGATTCGTGGCTTTCTGCTCACGAGCAAAGGCGCTGTCTGTTTCATCCATCAGCGCAAGCAGGAAATTTGTCCACACATGCAGACCGTCCGCCATCGCATAGAGGTTCATATTTCCAAAAATGCAGTCACATACCGGCTCTTCAAAAAGGCCGTCGATGATCTCGCGCATCTCCTTGTCGCGGCGGTCGGCGATGTTGAAAATCTCAACGCGGTCGCCGCACCTCTGCACCTCATCTGCGTATTTCTCCTGTTTCTTGTCCAGCGTATCAAATGCGTTGTAAAGACGCTGGATAAACGTGCCATCAGTCGGGTTGAATCGAATGATCACATCGCCCTTAACGCCGTGTACGGTGTATTCCTGCACGCCGTTCGCAAAACTAAGTTCCATTTTATCTCTCCTTCAATTTGTTTTCAGAAATTCTGTAGTGTTGATCTCCGCCGCCTATCGAAAATTAGAAATTCTCCACGGCCTCGCCCGCGAGATCGTCCCATTTTTCGCTCATGCTGACAATTACACCGGGCGATTTGCGCCGGTAGCCGTCCCCGTCGCCGCAACTGTCAGAAATTGCCGAAATGCTATCCCATGCCCGCATGACTGCGCCATCCCCGCTCTGGCAGTCAAGAGCGATAGCGTTAAGGGCTGCGGCCTCTCGGCGGCTGTCCGTAGTCTTTGCGGCTTCGGCTGCGTAGTGACCAACTAACTTTAACATGGTGTGGTTGCTGTCGAATCTCTCCATGAATGCGGAGTAATCAGCCGGGGAAAGAACGCCGGTTTTCATCAGCTCAAGGGCGTTATTGTCGATTGCGTCGGGGTTTGCAATATTGGCGGCGCGCACTGCCTGTTCCAGCTCGGCGCGGATCGTACGGCGCGTGGTCTTGAAGTTGTCCCAAACGCGGGCGCTCACCTCGTTAAAGGTAGCTTCTGCGTCATGCAGCCTTAACGCTGCGCGGGCTGTTCTCACCTGCTTCTCTTCGGCGCTGTCTCCGGGTTTCCATGCGTTAGCGTCACGGCTGGCCTGCTGTGCCTCTTGGAGCGCGTGGAAAGCGGTGTTGTACTCGCTGCGGGCTTCTTTGAAAGCTGTATCGAGCTTTCGGGCATAAATGTTAAACTTGCTCATGGTGTAAATTATCCTTTCTGTTTTGTGCGCTTTTGCGCTGTTTTTCTTAAAGGTCAATAATGATAATGCTATCGCAGTCTGATAAATAATCTCGCGCCGCCTGTTCCGTCTGAAATACCTTTGCAAGGCTTTGCGGCGCTCTGCAAGCCTCCCACGCGCCATTTTCAAGCAGGGTCATAATTGCTACGCCCGTTTGCTTCTGCGCTGCAATCGCCTGTAAAGCGGCGATTCGGGATTTAATGCTGTTCATGCATTCGCCCCATTTCGTATTTAATAAGGCCGTCAAGATCGGAAAGGCGGTTGCCGGAAAGTACGCGGAGAAATTCGCCGTTGTCAGCGGTCATTTCTTCAAGGTTTCCCATTTGTTCTTCGCCGGTGGGGGTGCAGTACTCAAATACAAGCTGCCGCCCGCTGCGTCGCTCCATAAAGGCGCGGATATGGTCAAGGCGTGTTCCTATTTGCATAAATCGTCACTCTCCAATTCCGGCAGTTCCAACTTACCTTGCTCGATTGCTTCATCAATCATCTGATAGAGCGACAGGCTTAACGGGTCAACGCCCTCGACAGGATGGGGATACAGCACAATGCGTTTGCCGTCCGGCGTCACCGCGCCATACTTACGCAAATACGTAAACGCATCTTCTGCCGTGCGGAACTCACCGCCGCCCTCGACGATGAAGACCGTCTCATCGGCTGACAGCGACCTGAGGTATTCCCGCAACGCCGCAAGGCGGATATCAAAATTTTTCTTCATCGCTGTTCCTGCTCCCTTCGCCATGCTTCAAGCTCGTCAAGCTGCTGCATGATGTCTGTGATCTCCGTGTACTTCACCGTCTGCCGTAAAATCTCTGCCGCGGCACTCACGCGGGTCTGTGCGGGCGCGTCTGCATCCTGCATGATCGTTGCCAGCGTATCCGCCGCGGCGTGCGCCCGCTCCTGCAGCACGTTACGCGCCGCTTCGGTTCGCTCGCGCCGTGCCTCGTTATACTTCTGCATAAACTCCGCGTCACGTTTTCGGCGATAGATCGTCTGCTCGTTGATCTCGAGCTTTGCCGCCGCGCTCCGCACTGTCGCGGAGATCAAAAGCGCGTCAATAATAGTTTCGTCCCGAATTTTCTTTGACAAAGTTTGAAAAGCCCCCTTTCCGGCTCTGCTTTATCTGACGTTGCACATTTTTTCATTGGTAAAATTCCATCAGCGGTTTGCGGATACGCGGATGCCGCAAGGCTCGTATTGCTTCCCGCCGCGCCTTTGCATCAGGCTTTTGACCAAGCCAAAACTCACTGATGATCGCATCACGCTCGGCATCTATTAGTTGTGCAAGTGCCGCTTGCACAGCCTGTTGAAAATCCCGCTGTTCGATATCCTCAAAAGCTTCTTCCGCCGCTTCATCGGCAATCGCATCACCGAGCGTCAAGCCGCTGTCCTCTTCTCCTATCGGCTCGTCCACCGACCGGCAAACATTGTTGATGGGGTCACATCGCGCTCGCTGTGTTCTCTGCCCGCAGGCTTCTGTGAACTCCGCCTTGAGCTTAATGCCGTACAGCGTGAGAAATTCACCCTTGTTCACATCCCATGTCGATAGCGCATCCATGAGGGCGAGGAAGGCCGCTTGCATGAGGTCGCATTCTTCGACGCCTGCACGACCTTCCATTGCCCGCACCCACCTCAAGGTCTGCTGCCACGCGAAGCGTTCAACCGCCGCCCAAAGGCTTAGAATGTCCGCCTTGCCAGCCTGTACCGCTGCTGCAATTTCGCTTGTTCGCTCACCTTGTGTGGCAAGTGGTTTTGCTTGCATATCCGCTCCTCCTGTGGTAAAATCAGAATTGACAATTCGAACTCACCACAAGAGCGGTCCTCCCCGATTTGGGGAGGGCTTTTTTCATACGTGTATGAGAACCGCGCCGCTATCGCTCACATCCTCGATGGGGCCGCTGTTGATCGTGGCCATCGCGTGGACTTCACGGTCGCCGTTACTCAGCTCGACGAGCGCGAGGCAGGCGACAGGGTACGTCTTGCCGTCCTCGAATGCATAAAGCATATTTGCAGGGGCAGGGATGATCTGGATGATCTTGTCTTCGTTCATGGTTCTTGTCCTTTCTCAGTATTAAAGTCTGAAATGATTGTTTAGCGCCCGTTCGAATTTATCACGGTCATCAACGGGCAGGTGCGGGATAAGCAGGTGCTGCAGTTCGTCACGCTGATGGTAGCGGTCACGCTCACAGCGCGCGGGCTTGGTTGATTTTAGAATGCTGTACGCTTCCAAGATAGTCATAAATCCTCCGCCATAAAATTTGAATTTTGACCATCTTTTCTTTCTTCTCTCCTCCGATATTCATGTGCCACCCTCCAAAAATCCGCCCCGGCGTTTTTTCTCTGGCTCGCGGTACGGCTCCGAAAGCTCGGTGAATTTTTGATGTGCGCCGTCAAAGTTCATCTGCACAACGCCTTGACGACCGCGGCGGTTTTTCGCAACGGACACCCCAACTGTCCCGAACTCATCGATCTTCCAGAGGAACAATACTTTTGAGCCGTTTTGCTCCAACTCACCCGAATCTCGCAGGGAAAGCAGCGTCGGGCGGTCTGTGTCGTTGACACCACGGTTAAGCTGTGCCGCCGCAATGATGGGGATCTGTAGTTCAGACGCAAGGTTTTTCAAGTCGCGGCTAATCTGTCCAAGCTCGAGATTTCGGCTGTCCGCACGGCGCTCGGCCTGCATCAGGCCGAGATAGTCGATGACGATCAATCGCAGGTTTTGAATGGTCGCCGCTGCACCTCGAACTTTACTCACTGTTGCCGCGGGCCTGTCCCAAAAATGAAGAGGAAGACGTTCAAGGCGGTTAGACGCCGCCGCGATATCGTCCCATAGCTCATCAGTCAAATCGCGGTCAATCAGTTCATCCATCGTCGCCATACTGCGGCGCACAAGCAAGCGCTCGGTCAACTCGGAAGCATTCATTTCCAGCGAGACGAAAAGCGTCTCGTTTCCGGCTCGAGCTGCACTTTCTGCAAGGTCGAGCAGAAAAGCAGACTTGCCGACCCCTGGGCGAGCACCGACGATGATGAGCTGTCCCCCCTCGAACCCCTTCAAAATGCTATCCAATTTTGGGAACCCCGTATCGATACGGGCCTGCTCCTGCGCTGAAAGGCTCTGCAAGGTCTCTGTAAGGGCCTGCGAGACGCTTTTCAGCCGTCCGCCTGCGTTGTCAAGGAGAAACGCCTTGCAGAGTTCGGCAATCGCTGTTGCCGGATTCCCTTCATCGAGTGCCGCAAGCACACCATCTCTTAGCCGCTTCTCCGCGGCTCTGGTATGTAACAGGCGGGCATATTCCTCCGCGTGTGCCACGGTAGGCGTCACGTCGATGCACTCGGCGAGGAACTTACGAGGGTCATCCACAAGCCCACGGAGACCATCGGCGGCAATGTTTGCATCAAATGTCTTTCCGCGTGCTACTGCGCTATCCGCAGCGTCAAAGACCGTAGCGCAGGCGGAAATGGAGAAATCCTCAACACTCACGATCTGCCGAAGTTGTAAGATCCGTTTGGGTTCAAGACAGACCGTTGCTGCCAGTGAGTATTCAAGAGCCGAGGTATCCTGCATCATGTACCGCCACCTCCCATCTTCGCCAAGAGTTGAGTAAACTGCTTTCTAAATTTGCCTCCCGACAAGATGTTGCTCTGCCAGAATGAATCGGACTGCGAAAACTGCAAGACTTCGTTGATGCTTTCCCAGTCGTGCTTGTCCAGCCGGTTACATTTGTCGAAGTCTGCCGCCCAGCTTTGCAAGGTCGCTTCTGAATGCGCCGTGCAGTTTGGCAAGCGTTCTTCAATCTGATCCGCAAGCCAGCGCGCAGCGCGATATGGAAGCGAGTCATGCTCAAAAACCTTCTTCGATCTCTTCGTTCCGGCAGGAGACGGAACAAGAGAAATATCTTTATTCTTTTTCTTTATATGACTGACCGCTTTCGGTACTGATACACTGCTCGATGTACTTACCGTTTCACTGTCAAAAACACTGCCCGATTCACTGTCATTTTCACTGACTTTTTGAGGGGTATATTTCAGCCGGTAAGTGTTGGGCGAACGCTTTTTACCCTTGCTATACTCAATCAAACCAGCAGCAACAAGGCTATCCCTCGCTGCGATTGCCACCCTCTCCGTCCGTGTGTCGAGCATAGACATGAGCCGGAAATTGTCGATCTGCACCTGCTCCGGCCATCGTGCTTCATTGAAGATGGCAAGTAACCCGTAATAGAGCAACCTTGCATTTCCCGGGAGATAATTGCTCTTCTGCCATTGATGGAACGAGTTCAAAAGGTCAAGATATGTCACCTGCTCACTGCTCCTGTTCTCTCACCCACGCTTTGAGATCATCGACAAGAACGCGAGTGCACCCACCAAGTTTGACGACAGGAAAGCCCTCTGTTTTTGCCAGAGCATAAACCGTCGGCCGGCTTACACCCAGCAAACGCGCCGCTTCGGCCATTGTGACCGCAATAGGTTCGAGTGTCGCCATCAACTCGCCTCCTTCTCCAGCTTAGAGATAGCTTCAAGAATAAGCTTCTCCTTGCTACAGGAAAGTGGAACTCGCAGCCATCGAGTGATCGTGGGTTCACTGACGCCAATATATGACGCGATCTTCCACAACGGGATTCCCGCGCTTTTTGCCCTCTGCCGCAAAGATAAATTTTCCATTTAGCTATCCTCCTACTTGACTTGCTGAATAAAATCTGCTATCATCACATTGATGATGATTTAATTCTACCGATTCGTTTCAATTTTTCAAGTCGATGTAAGTAAAATTTAATCAACTTATTTCTGCAATAGTTGATTTTGCTCATACTCGTAGGAGGCCTGATATGACTAGGGAAGAACAATCTGTAAAGATGGGAAAGCGTCTAAAAGCCTTAAGAGAAGAAACTCCTTTAAATGGAAAAAAAATGTCCCATGAAAAGCTAAAAGAGAAACTAAAAGAAATATACGGGGTTGAAATCAGTAGAGACAGCCTAATGAACTATGAAGTAAGCGATGTCAATCATTCTAAGTTTGGCACTAACTTAAAAATGAATGTCGAATACTTAAACTGTCTTTCTAGTTTTTATGGTGTATCGACTGACTATTTGCTTGGTCGATCTGATGCTAAAACAGCAAATGAGGATATACAAGTTGCTTGTAAGACAACTGGTTTATCCTCAGATGCCATCGAGTCGCTACGATTTGACCACAGCCAGTCAAAACGGCGCGATATATTCGCCTTTGAAGATTTCTTAATAAAGGAAAGCTATGTTTCTTTTTGGGCCGTTCAGATGCGCAATAGTGTCAAAAATATAGTTGAAGTTAATTCTCTTCAATCAAAATTAGGCTCAGATATTGTAACGGATGAAACAAATTTTCACCGATGGCAGGCAATGCGTAGCTTTGAAAAATCTTTTAATAAGGCTGTGGAGGAATTTACCCATCTTTATTCAGAAGACTTAAAAATTGCAGACACAAATGCATATCTCGTTGCACGAAAAAAAGAGTTTGAAAAGTATCTAAAACGTATTGAAGAACTACAGTCAAGTCAAAAGTAAAAAACCGCCCCCGGTGTTGCAGCACCGAGGACGGTTATAGGGGGCAGCAAACTGACAAAGCCTACTGCCCTCCAATCATAACAAATGCAGGAGGAAAAAGCAATGCCAAGAAAAGCAAATACGCGCGCCGCGTCGGGCGCAGGCAGCATCCGGCAGCGTCCTGACGGTCGATGGGAAGCGCGCGTGACCGTCGGCAATGACCCGGGCACAGGAAAGCCGATCCGCCGCAGCATTTACGGAGACACGCAAGCCGCCGTGCGTAAGCAGATGACGGCCATTCTCCGTGAAATTGACCGCGGTACATATCTGACACCACAAAAGACGACAGTCGCACAGTGGCTTGATGAATGGCTCGACACCTTTGCCGCCAATAAGATCAAGCCGACGACATACCTTCACTATCAGGCCTGTATCAAGAATTACATCAAGCCGCAGATCGGCGCTATCGAGCTGCAAGCTCTGCGCGGTGCGCACGTCCAGAAGGTTTATAACGCCATGACCAAGAAGGGGCTGAGCGGAAAGACCGTCAAGAACTGCGCTGCCGTACTGCATAAGGCGCTCTCAGTTGCATTGAAACAGGGAATCATTGTAAGTAACCCCTGTGACGCCGCAGAGCAACCGAAGGTGGTACAGCGCGAAATAGCGCCGCTGCGTGATGAGGACATTCCGAAGTTTCTTGAAGCGATCGAGGACAGTCCTTATCGAAACGCGCTAGCCGTCTGTCTACTTGCCGGTCTTCGTGAGGGAGAATTGCTCGGTCTCCCGTGGTCACAGGTCGACTTTGAAAAAGGGCGTATCACCGTCAGTCAGCAGCTACAGCGTGAGAAGAAAAAGAACGGCGCTTACTACATTGCCGACACCACCAAGAGCGGCAAGCCGCGCACGATCGAGCCGCCCCCGCTCTGCTTTGAATATCTCCGGGATGAAAAGCGTCGGCAGGCGCAAAACAAGCTCAAAGGCGGTAAGCTATGGAGCAACGACGACAATCTCGTTTTTACGGATGAACTCGGAACGCATCTCGCCATTCATACATTTTACAAGTACTTTAAGAAGATCGCTGCCAGTATCGGACGCCCGGACGCGCGTGTGCATGATCTGCGCCACACCGCAGCCACGGTGATGATCGCCAGCGGCGCGGACATTAAAAGCGTGCAGGACTTCATGGGACACGCTACCGCAAGTTTCACATTGAACGTCTACGCCCACACATCAGAACAGATGATGAAGGACACCGCAGCAAGAACGCAGTCATATTATGAAAAGCTGAAAAAGGCATAAAAGAAAGCTCCACCAGTCAGCCAGCCGGTGGAGCTTCTTTCCGCAGTTTTTAGGGGTAAAAAATCCAATTGGGGTAAACTTAGGGGTAAAGGCATTTTCTGAAATGCAAGAATTGAACTTTTCTTAGCAAAACAAGACGATATAAAAGAAAAAGCAAGGGAAAACGCAATGTTTTCTCTTGCTTTTCTTGGCGCGGAAGAGAGGATTTGAACCTCCGCGGCGCTTTTTACACGCCCTACTCCCTTAGCAGGGGAGCCCCTTCGGCCTCTTGGGTACTTCCGCAGGTCGATGGAAAAATTCAGTTGGCGGAGAGAGTGGGATTCGAACCCACGGATGCTTTCACATCGCCGGTTTTCAAGACCGGTGCCTTCAACCGCTCGGCCATCTCTCCGGATAATGAGTTCACGTCTAACTCTCAAACGCAAGAATAATGTTACCATATTGAAGTACTGTTTGTCAACATAAAATACGAGAATTTTCAT